TTTCTTTACGATCAATGCCGAGTTCACCCAACATATTAATCTGAAAAATTCCGTAGGAACTGTCTCCAGTTTTCCTGTTACCATTGTAAGCCATAGGTCTAGAGTTAGATTCTGCCTTAACAATAGCCCAAGCCTGTTTAAGGGCTTTTCCTTCAAAACCAACAGCTGATAGGAGCTCTTTTAGTTCTCTGTCTGTTAGCATCTCAGAAGGCTTGTATACAGTATTGCTGTACTTCTCTAAGGTTTCTTTCTTTAGTTGTACTGTTGATTTTGGTGTTTCCACCACTAACGCTTGAGTTTCGGTTGGTCCTGGCTGGACACCAAATAGGAACAATGTTATCATTCCTATAGTTACCCAGTGATGAGCAACCTCGCTCAAACGTAGTTTGATATTCTCCATTGGCATTTCCTCCTTTAGAGAGATAACGAACTATAATAGTAACATTACTTGACAGTACGTGTCAAGTCAGTCGACTAGGAAAAAAATGGATTTATCTTTCTCAACACCCAGGATTAATGTTACTGGAAAGACTGGCTATGGATATGCAACAACATATATAACTAATTCGTTAAAAGAATTAGGACATAAAGTATACTATGAAGATCCTAAACCACCCGTACAGATAAATTTTGCACAGCCATTTCAATTTAAGATGCATCGTAATCAATATCAAATTAGTTATACTCCATGGGAATCTACTATTCTTCCTGAAAGTTGGTGGCCTAATATTACTTATGTTGATGAGGTGTGGACAACGTCAGACTGGAATGCAGAGATATTTAAATCTAATGGAATTAAAAATGTAAAAGTTTATCCACATGGAATTGATCCAATGTGGAAACCCAAAAGAAGAGAAGATGATGGAATAATTAAGTTTCTTCATGTAGGAGAACCAGCACCTAGAAAAGCAGGTCAAATGGTAGTTGAAGCTTTTGCTTCTCTTTTTGGTAACAATCCAAAGTATCAATTAACTATTAAAGCATGGAAAGAAAATACTACTCGTATATATAATAACTATACAGATAGAAATATAATTGCTAAACCAGATGAAATGTATAGTAATATTAAAATTATATATGATGAAGTAGAAGACGATGAGCTTTTAAAAATATACTATGATCACGATGTCCTTGTCTACCCTAGCTTTGGAGAAGGATTTGGTTTTATTCCGCTTCAGGCATTAGCAACTGGTATGCCAACCATATGTGTTGAAGAATGGTGTCATTATAAAAAGTTTCTAGGGCCTCTAGCCCTAAAGTCAAAGTTGATAGATTCCCCATGGTCTATTTATCCTGGACAAGTAACTAATCCAGACTACAAACATCTATTAGACTTGATGATGGATGTATCTTTAAACTTTAAAGCATATTCTGGATACTACTATGCTCAGTCAACTAAGATTCATGAAGAATATAACTGGAATCGGTTGACCAATAATTCTTTTGATCATATTTTTAAAAAATTTAAGTAAGCACTTCTCATAAGAAAAAAAGTTTGGTAGAATATACCTTACATTTATTTTACTAGGCGGAAAAGAAAAGGAATCCAAACATGTCTAAGGTTATTGAAAACCCATATGAAAATTTTATTGCTTTATCAAGATACGCAAGATGGCTATCAGAAGAAAACCGTCGTGAAACTTGGGGAGAAACCGTAGATAGGTATTTTGACTTCATGTTAAATCATCTAGGTAAGGAATATGGGTACACACCAGATGAAAAGCTTCTTAAAGAATTAAAGCAAGCAGTATATGATAGAAACGTAATGCCTTCAATGCGAGCAGTAATGACTGCAGGTGCTGCTCTTGATAGAGACCATGTTGCAGGATACAACTGTTCATTTGTTCCAGTAGATTCACCACGTTCATTTGATGAGACTATGTATATCTTGATGTGCGGAACAGGTGTTGGATTCTCTGTTGAATATAAGTATGTCAATAAGCTTCCTGCCGTCCCAGAAGCATTTGAAAAGTCTACAACAGTAATTGTTGTTGAAGATTCAAAGACAGGGTGGGCAAAAGCATATAGAGAACTTCTTGCAATGTTGTGGGCAGGACAGGTACCAGCAGTAGATGTTTCTAAGCTTAGACCAGCAGGTGCTCGTCTTAAGACAATGGGCGGACGTTCATCAGGACCACAGCCACTTATTAATCTTTTTGATTTTACAATTGCAAAGTTTAAGTCTGCAGCAGGTCGTCAGCTAAAGCCAATTGAAGCACACGACATTATGTGTAAGATTGGTGAAGTTGTTGTAGTTGGAGGCGTTCGTCGTTCAGCAATGATTTCTCTTTCTAACATTAATGATATTGAAATGGCTGCAGCAAAATCTGGTAACTGGTGGGAGAACAATACTCAACGTGCATTATCAAATAACTCTGTTGCTTACTCCCGTAAGCCAGAGATGGAACAGTTTATAGCAGAATGGAAGAATCTTTATGACTCGAAGTCAGGAGAACGAGGTATATACAATGTGGCCTCAGCTCAGGCCCAAGCAGCAAAGTATGGAAGAAGAGATCCAGATATTCACTATGGAACTAACCCTTGCTCAGAGATTATATTACGTCCTTATCAGTTTTGTAACCTTTCAGAAGTCGTATTACGTGAAAAGGATACAAATGAAGATGTTGCAAACAAGGTTCGTCTTGCAACAATTCTTGGGACTTGGCAATCAACGCTGACAGACTTTAAGTATCTTCGTAAAATTTGGAAAGATAATACAGAAGAAGAAAGATTACTTGGAGTATCTTTAACTGGTCAATTTGGACATAAGTTCTTTTCTGGTAAGCAAGGCTTAGATAAGCTTGGCAAAACTCTTGCTTTGCTTCGTGAGTATGCAAGAGAAACAAATAAAGAAGAGGCTGGGAAAATTGGGATTCCTGAGTCTGCAGCTATTACATGTGTAAAGCCTTCTGGTACAGTATCTCAATTGGTCGGGGTGTCTTCAGGAATGCATGCTTGGCATTCTAAGTACTATATTAGAACAGTTAGAGGAGATAAAAAAGATCCTCTTTCAACATTCTTAAAAGAAGTAGGAATTCCAGTAGAAGATGACTTTATGAAGCCAAATGATACATACGTTTTTTCATTTCCAGTTAAGGCTCCAGAAAATGCAATTACTAGAAATGATTTAACAGCAATTGATCATTTAAATACTTGGCTTGTATATCAGCGTGAATGGTGTGAGCATAAGCCTTCTATTACAGTTTCAGTTAAAGAAGATGAGTGGATGGAAGTTGGTGCCTGGGTCTATAAGCATTTTGATGAGGTGTCTGGAATTTCATTCCTACCACACTCAGATCATTCATATAAGCAAGCCCCTTATCAAGAAGTATCAGAAGAAGAATATTTAGATCTTGTATCTAAGATGCCAAAAGATATTCGCTGGGAGGACTTGTCCTTCTACGAAACTGAAGACGGGACCAGCGGAACTCAAACGCTGGCCTGTACTTCAGACGGTAATTGCGAAATAGTTGATATTAATTAAGCTGTGGCTAAGTTTGGTTCTTTGTGGGTTGGAAATCCTCCCACCAGATTAGAGAGGCTAAGCGCACAGTCATTTTTAGATTACGGGCATGAGTTTCATTTATTCTTGTATGACCTATCTTACGCCAACCTGTTTTCAGAAAAAGTTATAGTTCATGACGCTAGGGATTTACTTCCAGAAGATATGATTTTCGTATCTAGAAAAGAAAAATCCTACGCTCAGTTTTCTGACATATTTAGAGTTAGAATGATAAATGAATACGATTTAATTTGGGTAGACTTAGACAATATCTGCTTGTCAAGCGAATGGAAGTGGCCAGATTTTTTTGTATCTTACATGCATAGTACTGCTGTAAACAATGCTGTTTTATATGCAAAACCAAATTCTGATTTTATAAACTATCTAATTGAAAAAACATCTAATTTTGATTATGTAAATTCATATAACGGTTACGAGTTGGGTCCACACCTTTTATCAGAAATGATAAAGGATAAAAAGCTACAACATCTTGTTTCTCCAAAATATACTGTATATCCTATCCACTATGCCGACATACATAAGATATTTGAAAATAAGAATGCCTTATTCTGTCAAATAGCTACAAGAAAAGCTTTTTCTTTGCATCTGTGGAGAACCACTTTTAGAGACTCAGGCTGGCTAAACAGGATTCCAGAAAAGGGTTCTTTTTATAGAAGCCTATTTGATAAGCACATGCCTTTTAAAACAGAAGAAGATTGGAAAAATCTTTAATATATGATAGAATTGGTTATAGGGTAATACCCTATAATTCCTGGGTAAAGTGCCCAGTAAGGAGGTCTTATGAAACAAGATCTTAATCAGGACGGAAAGGTAACAATGCAAGAGAAAATTCTAGCAGCGTTAGCAAGCTATGGTCGCCATTTTCTAGGTGCAACCATTGCTCTTTATATGACTGGAAACACAGACCCAGGAGATTTGATCAAGGGTGGAATTGCAGCAGTACTGCCAGTAATTCTTAAGGCACTCAACTCGAATGAGCCAGCTTTTGGATTTACAAAAAAGTCATAATTAAAACGTATTGGGAAGACTCCTGTGCTAAAATAAGTACAGGAGTTTTCCTATTTTAGGAGATACTAGCAAATGGCAGGACAAAAGAATTTCGAAGTAGACCAAAACACTACTTTCACATTTACCGTTGACTATGAAGACAACGGTGGAAACCCTATTAACTTAACAGGTTCATCTGCAAAGATGCAAGTCCGTGATTCTAAAGGCGGACAAAAATTGGCGTTTACCTTGACCTCACCATCTGGTGGTATTACTATAGATGGGCCTAATGGAAAATTAACCATTAAAATGACTCCTACTCAGACAAACAAGTTATTTTATCCAAAGTCGGAATATGACATTATGATTACTGACACAAATTTGAATAAGACTAAGTTGCTTGAAGGGTTTATAACCTTGAGTAGGAGCGTGACTATTTAATGGCCGAATCAGTAAAAGTAACCGAAACTAACTATAACGTAAAAGTAACCGAAGTTCCAAATAAGGTTTCTATTTCTACGCCTGGTCCTCAAGGACCAAGAGGTAGATCTATCCTTAACGGAGAAGGAATCCCAGCAAATAATTTTGGACTTGAAGGGGACTTCTACTATGACAAGTTAACAACAAGATTTTATGGGCCAAAACTAAATGACCTTACTTGGGTAGGAGCAACAAATTACTTACTAAGTACTATGACAATGTCATACTCATGGGAACTAGGTCAAGTAACTGGTCCAGTATCTGGAATATATTCTCTTGTTATCAACCATAACATGGGATACAATCCAAATGTTACAGTTAAAGCTAGTTCTGGCGATATATTAGAAACTGGTATCGACTATAATAGTCTTAATCAAATTACACTGACAATGGCTCAACCATTTTCAGGGACAGCATATCTGTCTTAAGGGAGAAGTAAATGGCAAGAT